TCAAATAATAGAACAAATTCTTCCATACTTTGCCCCAGAGTTCACCGTCACGCTGAACATGAATGAGCTGAACAAAAAGGTAGATGTTCCGATTGTACTGAACAGCATGAATGTGATTGAAGATTACGAAGGAGATTTTGAGACGCGACGTTCGGTGAATACCGTATTTGACTTTACCATGAAAACATATGTTTATGGTCCAATAAAGAATGATATCTACTTGATTGATGACTTTGAATTGAATCTATTCGAAGGTGCAACAATGGGAAATAATACCAAAGTATATTCTGGTGGTTGGACTGGTAACATAGCTACACTATCTGGAATAACTGCATATGAAAACCCCTGATCCGATTGACAATATATCCAAAGCATTAGATATCTCGTTTGAGCCAGAAACCAAAAAAGATGATGTAAATCTCATCAAGAAAGAAGCAAAGAGAATAAAAACAGAAAAACTTGATGTTGATTTTGCAGCGGCAAGAAACAACATGAAGCAGTTGATAGACAATGGAATGGATGCCTTGAGCGGAATAATGAAAGTTGCTGAAGCAAGTGACTCTCCAAGAGCATATGAAGTCACCGCACTTCTGTTGAAGACTATCTCCGATATGAACCGCGATTTGATCGTCATGCACGAAAAAAATTCAAACATCCAAAAAGAAAAGGTAACCAATATAACCAACAATTCAATATATGTTGGTTCTACCACCGATCTGCAAAATCTAATCAACAGAGAAAGAGCACAGGATAAGCACGATGGCAATTAGAGTAAGTCGTGGTCCTGGATATCTTGGAAATAAGAATCTAAAGCCAGCTGGCATCAAGATTCAATTTACAGAAGAACAGGTCCAGGAATATATAAAATGCGCTAAAGATCCAATATATTTTGCAAAAAAATATATCAAGGTTGTAACTCTCGACAAGGGTGTCACCCCATTTGATCTGTACGATTATCAAGAGGCGTTGGTTAAACTTCTAAGTAATAATCGATTTGTTATCGGAAAGCTTGCACGCCAGAGTGGAAAAACAACCACAGTTGGTTGCTGCTACTTGCTACACAAGATTCTGTTCAATCAGAACATGAGCGTGGCTATCCTAGCAAACAAGCTGAATACCGCTAGAGACATTCTTTCTAGAATCAGGGAATCGTATGAGCATCTTCCTTGGTGGCTTCAGCAGGGCATAATGGAGTGGAACAAGGGATCTATACATCTGGAAAACGGATCAAAGATAACTGCTGCCGCTACGTCGTCGTCTGCAATTCGTGGTGGATCTTACAATATAATCTTTCTTGACGAGTTTGCATTCGTTCCAACCACCGTTGCCGAAGAATTCTTTTCCTCAGTCTATCCAACAATTACATCTGGTCAAAGCACCCAGATGATCATAATCTCAACACCAAAGGGATTGAACATGTATTACCAGCTCTGGAAAGCTGCTACTTCCAGACAGAGCGAATACGTCCCATTTGAAGTGAGTTGGAGACAAGTACCCCAATACCCAGGTGGTCCGCTTCGTGATGATGCTTGGAAAGAGCAGCAGATTAAAAATACCTCGGAGCGTCAATTCGATGCAGAATTTAATTGTTCATTCATTGGATCGGCAAACACGCTGATTGAAGCAGCCAAATTAAATCAATTAAGTTATGGAAAACCGAAGCAAAGAAATGCCGAAGGGTTGCTGATATACAGAGAACCAATCAAAGGCGTTGACAGCGAAGGAACAGAAGATAGACAATATTTTATAACGGTAGATGTCGCGCGCGGACAGGGAGGAGATAACAGTGCATTTTGCGTATTCGATATTTCTGAGATGCCATATAGAGTTGTTGCTAGGTTTAAGAGTAATGTCGTATCACCCTTACTGCTGCCTTCTTATATAAAGGCAGTCGGTAAAAAATATAACAATGCTCATGTTCTGGTAGAGGTAAATGACATCGGTAGCCAAGTTGCAGATATTCTACATTACGATCTAGAATATGAAAATTTGGTTAAGGCTGCATTTAAAGGAACCAAAGGTCAAACAATCACAGAGTCTGGGTTCGGTGTAAAGCGCGTACAACTTGGTGTGCGTACAACGATTCCTGTGAAAAAGCTAGGTTGTGCGGTTCTAAAAAATCTGATAGAACAGGATAAACTGTTAGTAGAAGATCCAGATACCATTGACGAATTGACAACTTTCATAGCAGATGGGCAATCTTTCACAGCAGATGAGGGTCATACTGACGATTTAGTCATGTGCTTGGTTCTTTTCTCATGGGCAACTCGACAGGACTTCTTCGAAGCTCTGACTAACAAAGACGTTCGTCTTGAGATGTATAAAAAAGAAATCGAGAAGATTGAGACAGATATTATTCCAATGATAATAGATGACGGATTGAATCCTGAGAGTGAATGGGATGGAGATGATCGGTGGTATATTAAGAATGCCAAAGACAACAATCAGTATTGGTTATTTTAATCTTTAGTGAAAAATTGGTTTTTCTATATAATATTAGGATAAATTATTACTAAGGAGAAAACATGCCAAGACCAAATGTAGCACTAACAGTCGTAGATGACTCAATCGTAATTCCAGTAGGAGAGCCAGCATCACCAACAATCGGAATGTTCATTTCTGACGGAACTGGCCTAACACTAAATCTTCAAATTTTTGGTACAACCGCAGAAAAAGCTGCTGGTTACTACTACGTCCCAACTCTAAATGACTGGTATGGTAGACTTCAGGCATTTACTCAGACAAATTATGGCCTTAACGGAGCCAGCGGTGTTACCTTCATTGCTGCAAATCTTGCAACAAATGGTGTAACCTTCTGGACCGATGAATGGTATGCAGTAAATAACTTCCTCCAATATGGAGCTCCATGCTATGTTGGTTTCAATAATCTCACAATTAGTAATGGATTTGAAGCAATCACCCCAGACGTTGTGTTCTCAGGTGGAACCGCAAACAATGTCAAAGTAAAGACATTTGCAACAAATAAAGCAGCCAAGAACGAACCAGTATTTGCTGTTCTTGCAACTGATCCGTCTTGCTTCACAACATCTGGATTAACTGGTCTTAGCGACGTTAGAGCACAAGGATTGACTGGTTACAGTGCATCAGTATCTCAATTTACAGCAGCCATCTTCGGTCAGAAGAAGCAACTAAATTCTGGTGGAGATAGCGCAAATCTTGTTACCACATATCTTTCACCAGATTCCGCTGGTTGCATGGCAAGAACAGACCGTACAGCATTCCCATGGATTTCGCCAGCTGGTGTCAAGAGAGGTCAAGTTCTTAATGCAGTAAGTCTTGTAACAGCCCTTACAGACACACAACAAGATTCTCTATACGATATTGATATCAACCCAGTAGTTACATTTGCTGGTGAAGGAACATATCTTTTCGGTGATAGAACATTCAATGTTGATAATGCAAGCACACTTGACTCTATTAACGTCTCTCGTCTCGTAATCTACTTGAGAAAGGTTCTTGGACAACTTGGTAGAACAATTCTGTTCGAGCAAAATGACTCAATTTCTAGAAATAGATTCCTAACAACCGCTGACGCTGTTCTAAGAAACGTTAAGGCACAAAGCGGTATCTCGGAATACAAGATTATCTGTGATGAGACAAACAACCCACCATCAGTAATCCAAGCCCGTCAATTCGTTGCTGATGTTCTCATCAAGGCAATCCCATCCATCAACTTCGTCAAGATCACCATCACAAACAAGAGTCTAACATCAACACTCTGATAAAATAGAAGGAGTATAGTACACATGCCAAATAGCTTATCACAATTCAGAGCAAACTTTTTCGGCGTAAGAACAAACCGCTTCATGGTTAACTTCTCTTATCCACAGGGAATAGCCGATGATCTAGATTTAAATCTCGTACAAACAATCTACTGCAAAGCTTCACAAACCCCAGCCTCAGCCATTGGAGTCATTCCAATCATGTGGCAAGGTAGAACTGTTAAGTTCTCAGGAGAACGTGTATACGGCGACTGGAGCATCGTTGTATACGAAGCTTCTGGTGCGAAAACATCACACAACCTCAAAGCTGGCTTTGAACGTTGGATTGATGCTATGGATACCAGAGATACACACGTTGTAAACTACAACTACGTAACCAACTGGGACATTTACTACGACGATTCATCGGGTCAGGGAACTGGTGCTTCACAGGAACCAGCAAGCTACTCGAAGCACATCAAGATGATTAACTGCTTCCCAGTAGAAATGTCCCCACTCGACCTTTCCTACGACTCGGAAAACCAATTCGCAGAATTCACAGTCACCATGGCTTACGATTTCTGGGAACCACAAACCGCAGCCGCAGGCAAGTAAGTCAAAGTGTGGAATATATATAATGTATGGCAAATTTTATAGACAATTTATTTGGGTTCGCGTTCGGTAGAAAACAAAATGATCCATTGCAGCCAACTGCTGAGGATCAAAAAACAAACCAATCGTTTGTACCACCCGACGATTATGACGGAAGCGTTGTAATCGATGCGGGTGGTTTTCTTTCTACTGTTTATGATTTTGGTAGTCAGTATCGAAACGAAAATCAATTAGTTCAACAATATAGATCGATGTCCCTGTATCCAGAGGTAGATATGGCTATAGAAGACATCATAAACGAATCTATAGTATTTGACGATAAGAAAAAGTCAATAGAACTCAATCTGGATAACGTTACTGACCTGTCTGAAAATATCAAATTTAAAGTATTAAATGAATATAAAAATATTCTAAAGCTATTTGATTTCTCAAATAAGGGATTTGAAATTTTCAGAAGATGGTATATCGACGGAAAGGTTTATTACCATTGCGTAATTGATGTCAATAAACCAGAACGAGGAATACAAGAACTTCGACCCATTGATCCCACAAAGATAAGAAAAGTTAGAAAAGTTGAGAGAGAAAATAAGATAATCAATAATGTTCAGACACCAGCAATTAAAAGTGTCGAGGAATATTATATCTACACGGACATGGATCCAGATTCAATAATGCCAACATCAAATGTTGGTTTGAAAATAGCAGTAGATTCTATTGCATATGCACCATCTGGATTGATTGATCATAGCAGCAAAAGAGTAATAGGATATCTGCACAAAGCAATACGTCCACTGAACATGCTTCGTCAGATTGAGGATGCTGTCGTGATTTATCGAATGTCAAGAGCACCAGAGCGAAGAGTTTTCTATGTAGATGTTGGTTCTTTACCGAAGCAAAAAGCAGAACAGTACATGAGAGAGTTGATGAATCGTTATCGAAATCGATTGATTTACGATCAAAAAACTGGTGAGATCAAGGACGATAGAACACATCTATCCATGTTGGAAGATTTCTGGATTCCAAGAAAAGAAGGATCGAAGGGAACTGAAATAGTTACCTTGGATGGTGGCCAGAATCTAGGACAAATGGAAGACGTTGAATATCTACAGAGAAAATTATACAGAGCATTAAACGTACCAATATCCAGACTTGAAACTACAACTGGATTTAACATGGGAAGAACCTCTGAAATCACCAGAGATGAAGTTAAGTTCTATAAATTCATAGAAAGACTTAGGCTTAAATTCTCAATGCTTTTGTTGGATGTATTGAAAAAGCAATGCATTCTCAAGGGAATTCTAACCCTAAACGATTGGAACAAGATAAACCAAGATATCATCTTTGATTTCAACAAGGATTCATATTTCACAGAACTGAAGGAAAATGAAATTCTCAGGGAAAAGGTAGAAATGTTAAATATTCTAGCCAATTTTACTGGAACATTCTATTCAACTCGGTATATCAGAAAGAATATACTGAAGATGACAGATCAAGAAATAGCCAAAATAGAAGCTGAAATCGAAGAGGAAAGAATAAAACAAGCTCAGGTTCAAGCCTCTATGCCACCTGAACAGCAAGAACAATGATAGTTTTTTTCAACGACAAAGAAGCTTTGAAAAAAGAGTTAAAAAATAAAGGAAATTCTAAGCTATTAATTAAGTTTAAGCAGAGTAAGAAAATTCTTCTAGATAAACACTTTTTAAAGCTTATACACCAATTATTTTCAGAAAATCCAAAACTATTGAGTCTTATAACAAAAAACGAAGATATATTTTTGCAGTTCATACAAATGCTGCTAAATCATAAAATAAATAAATAAAAATACGGAGAAATATATGCAGAATCTAAACGAAGCAGTAATTAAACTAATCAATGAAGATGTTATGGGTGGCAAAAAACTCATCGAAAATGAACTATATGACAGACTTGGAAGCCTTCTCGAAGAGAAACTGAAGAGCTATGCTCCAACCATTTTTACAGAAAGTAAGGATTATGATGGAGATGGAGAAAAAGAATCCTCAACTGAAGAATGGAAAGGCTCAAGAGATAAGGCAATAAAAGCTTCAATGGCATCAAAAGGCAAGAAAAAACCAGTTCAAATGGAAGATGTAGAGGCGGAAGACGAAGATGATCTTATCATGGAAGATTATCAATATATTGTCGAAGAACTAGAACAACTGGTAGAAGAAATTGAATCTGAAACTGGAGAAGAGTTATCAGAGAGTGAAATTGAAGAATTAGCTGATATTTTACTTGAAAGCATGGATGGAGATCCAGATGAGGAAGAAGATTTCGAAGAAGACGAAGAAGATTTCGAAGAAGATTTTGAAGAAGAAACCGAATAAAAAAAGGAAAATAACGAATGCTTCTAATAAAGGAAAGCGTAGAGGATGATTTTATCATCTCAGAATCAACTGAGAATGGTATAAAATCCCTCTTCATTGAGGGTATTTACATACAGGGTAATTCTGTAAATAGAAACAATAGAAAATATCCTACTCCAATTTTGGAGCGTGAAGTTTATAATTACAATAAAAATTACATTAAGGAAAACCGAGCACTGGGGGAACTTAACCACCCACCAACTGCCGAGATTGACTTATCTAGAGTATCCCACAAGGTCGTTTCCTTGGTACAAAGGGGAGATGACTTTATAGGTAAAGCTAAAATCTTATCTTCAACCCCAATGGGAAATATTGCCGAAGCCCTCATCAAAGAGGGTGTCAAAATGGGTGTGTCAACCCGAGGTGCTGGATCGTTAAGATCCGCTTCTGGATACAACGAAGTACAACCAGACTATAAACTAATTGCCATCGATATTGTATCCGATCCATCGGCAAAAGATGCCTATGTCGTCGGTTTACGAGAAGGTCGTGAATGGGTCTGGAATAACGGAATTTTAACTGAAGTTCAAGTTGCAAATCAAGCAAAAGCTCTATCCAAGGCTTCTTCAAGAAAGCTGGAAGAAACAGCAGTTAAAATATTTAACGATTTTATGCGTTCGCTGTGAACGTGAAATTTAATTTTTTCTAAATATAATAGCAACACGGAGATTTATATGGAACAAGATATGAAGAAAAAGAAAAAGGCTGTTTTTGCCCCAAATGGTGTTGGGACAATGGCAGCAAATGGTGTAGAACCACAAGACGCTGGTAATGAAACCATACCAGACGGAACCGCCCAAAGAAACATGGCATCGTTAAAGCCAGGTGGTGGTATCGGTAACGGCAGCACAAATGCGATGCAAGCTGGAAGCCCAGCCCAAGCTCAAATGGCAGAAGACTATCAGCTAGATGTATCAGACTTCGCAGAAGCTCTCTTTGAGGGTGAAGAACTATCTGATACATTCAAGCAAAAGTGCATTGCAATTTTCGAAGCTGCTGTAAATGAAAAAGTAGCAATCATGGAAAAAGCAATGCTGGATGCATCATTCAAGATAATCCAAGAGCAAGTAGCTTCCAATGTAGAAACAATCACCGAAGGTGTGGATAAGTATCTTACCTACGTCTGTGAAGAATGGATGAAGGAAAATCAACTAGCAGTTGAAGCTGGAATGAAGACCGAAATCGTAGAGAATTTCATCTACGGATTGCGTGACCTCTTTGAGAACAGCTTCATCGATATGCCAGAGGAAAAATACAATGTAGTTGATGAACTATTCGAAGCCAATGGCGAACTTGAAGCAAAACTCAACGAACAAATCAATGAAAACATTCAACTGAAGAATTCACTGATTGCACATCAATGTGCTGAAGTTTTCGTTGAAGCTGCCAAGGGATTAGCAGATACTGAAGTTGAGAAGTTTGCTTCCCTTGCCGAAGGAATTGAATTCGATAGCGTAGAACAATACCAAGAGAAGATCAATGTTCTCCGCGAATCATATTTCAACAATACAAACACAAATTCTGAAGATTATTCTGAAACTTTGACAGAAAGCACACAAGCCCCAACCAACAACACCCAAGAGATGGATGCTTATGTAAGAGTAATCTCAGAGCAACTAAAGTTAACAAATAATAAGAAACTTCTTTAAAAATAAAAAAATTATAAATAAAAATTAGGAGAAATTAGACAAATGGATTTTAACAACACAACAGCTTACGACATACTTTCAGAGAGATGGTCTGCAATTCTAGATCATCAAGATCTACCAAAAATCGATGACATTCACCGTAGAAGAACAACAGCTGTTCTTCTTGAGAATCAAGTCAAGGCACTCAGAGAACAATCCAGTCTTTTGACCGAAGCCCCAACCAATGCAATGGGTGGTGGATTTGCTGTCTCTGCCGCTGCTTCAAGCACAAATTCAGCACTTCAAGGTTACGACCCAATTCTCATCAGTCTAGTTCGTAGAGCAATGCCAAACGTTGTTGCCTACGATGTCGCTGGTGTACAACCAATGACTGCACCAACTGGCCTTATCTTCGCAATGCGCGCTCGTTATGATGGTCAAGATGGACCAGAAGCAATGTTCGATGAACCAATCGCTTCGTTCTCTGGTGTCTCTGGTGCTACTGGTGCTGATGCTACAGGATTCTCTGGTGGTTACACATACAGCAATCCAATCGCTGGCTCAACCACATGGTACAACAGCCCAACAAGAAGAGGTCAATTTAACTTCTTCCGTGGATTCCTCACAGGTCAAGCAGAAAATCTCTCTGCTGCTTCATCACAAGCATTAAGTGCTGGCGTTGCTACTGGATTCCGCGAAATGGCATTCAGCATCGAAAGAGTCGCTGTAGAAGCACGTTCACGCGCACTCAAGGCTGAATACACCACAGAACTTGCACAAGACCTCAAGGCAGTACACGGTCTTGAAGCAGAAGCAGAACTCGCTAATATTCTCTCAGTTGAAATTCTCAATGAAATCAACAGAGAAATCATCCGCGCTGTTTATGCCTCAGCCAAAGCTGGTGCTCAACAAGCAGATCTCGGAAATGCTGGAAACTACGATCTAGTTACAGATTCTGATGGTCGTTGGTCAGCAGAACGTTACCGTGGGTTGATGTATCAAATCGAACGCGAAGCAAACGTAATTGCCAAGGAAACACGTAGAGGTAAGGGTAACTTCATCCTTTGCAGCGCAGATGTTGCATCAGCACTTGCAATGGGTGGATTCCTCAACCTTTCACCAGCACTTAACGTTCAAATGAACGTCGATGATACTGGTAACGTCTTCGCTGGTGTCCTCAATGGACGCTTCAAGGTCTTCATCGATCCATTCGTTCCAGCTGGTGTAGACTTCGTTTGCGTAGGATACAAGGGAGCATCACCATACGACGCTGGTATGTTCTACTGCCCATACGTTCCTCTGCAAATGATGCGCGCAGTTGGTGAAAACACCTTCCAACCAAAGATCGGCTTCAAGACTCGCTACGGAATGGTTGCAAATCCATTCGCTGGTGGTCGTACAGCCAACGTTGGGCTCGGAGACGGTCTAAACACCTACTACCGCTTATTCCGTGTTACAAGTCTTCACGGTAATCAAGCCTAATTCATAGGCAAAGGATAAAGCAAAGGGTGGCGAAAGCCACCCTTTGTTATTTTATAAATACTATCATGGGCTTTAACAATATAAACGACAGTTTACGACCATACCTTCCTGGCGATTTTCAAGCAGAAGAAAATTTTAGACCAGAGAATACAAATTTTTTAACAACCAATAAATTTGTCTTCATATTGAACCGCTGTCCAATGATGGTATATTATTGCCAACGTGTAAATATCCCATCAATAACAACTGGTGTTTCTTTTCAAACAGTTCCGTTAGCAGTTCAAATACAAAGACCAGGAACATCAGTAAATCTTGAAGACTTACAGGTTGGATTTGCCGTCGATGAGGATATGAAGAATTGGATGGAAATATACGATTGGATTAAAAACATTACGATGTATTCATCTTTTTTTGAATTGAAAGAGGCTCAGAAAACATCAGATGCATCTATCTTGGTTTTGAACAGTTCATATAATCCAATTGTAAGATTCAAATTCTACGATGTATTTCCAAATTTCTTGAGCGGATTTGATTTCGATTCAACTATACCAGATACATCAAATATAATTGCAACTGTTAGTTTTTCTTATACACATGTTGAAAAAGAAATCTTGATTTGATATAATAATTAAATGAATATAAATGAAATAAAACGAGAAGTTGAAAAAGATCTTGACATAGATTCGACTGAGCTTGGCTCAGAATCACTTCGATCCCCCCAATTACATAACAAATATCTTTGCATGTTGATTGATGAAAAACACCATTTGAATCTTATGGAATCGATGCTTAGTATGGTCGAAAAAGATAAATGGTTGTACTACACAGGAAAAATGAGCGAGGAAGATCTTAGGAAAAAAAATCTAGAGCCATTCGATCTAGCTGTTATACGACAGGATGTTGATAGATTCATTCAAGCTGATAAGGAATATTCGGACATGTCTATTAAGGTGGCTCAACAAAAAGAAAAGGTTTCCTACCTAGAAAACGTGATAAAGATCATGTCGAACAGAGCATGGAATATCAAGGCAGCAATAGATTGGAATAAATTCACACAGGGAATTTCATGATAGACATAGAGAAGGTGGATGAAAGCTTTATAAAGATTCATTGTCAAGATGATATCGCAAAAGAGTTATCCACCTTTTTTACGTTTAAAGTACCAAATCATGAATTTACCCCAGCATTCAGAAAAAAACGCTGGGATGGAAAGATTCGTCTGTTCAATGTAGCTTCAAGAACAATATATTCTGGATTGCTTGATTACGTTGCAAAATTTTTAGAAGATCGAAATTATCCATTCACTTCTACAAAATTAAAGCATGGCTTTGATGAAAGCTATGTAAGAGACTGGATATCAAGACAAAAAATATATTCGAATAAAAAGGAATTGATTCCATATGATTATCAGATAGATGCAGTCGTCAATGCATTGCATAAAAAAAGAATTCTACTGATATCACCAACGGGCAGTGGAAAGTCTTTGATAATCTATCTAATCGTTAGATTTTTGCTTGAACATACAAGTAAAAAACATTTAATAATCGTGCCTACAACTGGATTGGTAAATCAACTATACAATGATTTTGCCGATTACTCAAATAAAGAACCATCGTTCTTGCAGACTATTCATGTCATTTTTGCTGGAAAAGAAAAATCATCAAAACGACGTATTTCAATTTCAACCTGGCAAAGCATCTTCAGAGAATCTGAATCTTATTTCTCAGAATACGATTCTGTCTTTGGGGATGAATGTCATCTATTCAAGGCAAAGTCTCTGATAAGCCTGATAAGAAAAATGAAATCGACTGAGTATCGCATCGGAACGACGGGAACACTGGATAACACACAAGCACATAAACTCATCATAGAAGGTCTTTTTGGTAGATCGCATTCAGTGACAACAACAAAGGATTTGATTGATGATGAAGTGTTATCACAGCTGATGATAAAAAGCATCTTGTTGAAATACAACTCATATCCAAAAAAACTGAAATATGCAGAAGAAATGGACTGGTTGATATCGAACGAACAAAGAAATAATTTTATAGCTGATCTGGCATCTACAGTCAAAGGTAATGTCTTGGTTTTATTTAATTTCGTAGAGAGACATGGAATACCACTCTACCAAAAGATAAAAGAGAGAAACAAGAAGGATGTATTTCAAATACACGGAAAAACAGATACAGATGAAAGAGAACTTATTCGTAATATAGTGAACAAGCACGATAATAGCGTGTTAGTTGCATCGTATGGCACATGCAGCACTGGAATAAACATCAAAAATATTCACGCTATTATATTTGCATCTCCGTCAAAATCAGTTGTTCGGGTTCTTCAATCAATTGGCCGTGGTCTTAGAAAGTCTGAGACTAAAAATAAAGTCACTGTTTACGACTTGGGGGATGATCTAAAATATAAATCATATAGAAACCATACCCTAAGACACATGGATGAGAGATTGGCCATATATAATAAAGAGAAGTTTAACTATAAGATACTGAATATCAGACTAGGAGAATCATGAGTACGAACCTAAAGGTATTTAAACTAGTCAGTGGTGACGAAATAATCGGAGATCTTCTAGAGGGCTCCGAAGATAATATTATCAAGATAAATAAACCAATGATTTTTAGGACATCCACTGTGATCGATCCAAAAGGATATCCATACGATGTCACAATCCTAAAGGATTGGTTGGTCAGAACCGATACTAAAATCGCTGAGATTCCAAAAGCTCAGGTATCGTTGATGTTCAATCCCAACGAACAGACTACTAAGTTATATGATCTGGAAATAAAAAGACTTGAGGAAAATCCAAGTGAGGAATTATTAAAAGGTCACGATATAATGGGCGATCTTCCAATAAAGGATGAGATCAATGACCTGATGGATGAGTTCATGGATGCCATGACAGATATTGCAAACGAAAAAATAGAAGAGCAATATCAACCACAGAAGAAAAAGAAAAGAAAAAAACAACCCAAGACAGAAGAGATAGATCTTAGTGCTATAATTCCAGATGAATTGAAAAAGCGACCAATGATCTATCTGTCAATGGTTATCCCCCCTGAAGCCATAATGAATTTAGTTACTGCTGGTATTTTAGATCCAGAGCAATTGCTTTCCATGATTGATGAAGTCAAGAAAGCAAATAAATTTACTGGAGACGAAAAGAAACGGAAGGATTTTGGAAACAAGTTCAGTGATTGGAACCCAGATCCAGAGTCCCCAGATTATTAATAGAGTATACTCTAAGAACTCTATAGTATACTATTAATACCTTATCCCTTCTCTCTCCACAAGGAGAATTATAACCAGATATTAAAAACTGTCAAGTAAAAACTTGTAATTTTTCATTGATTTGGTATAATTTAACTGGAGAGAAGAATGTCGGACGAAATAATAGAAAAAGATTTAAAATCATTAAAACATTACGTCGATAATACTAAATTTTTATCGGCAATGATAGACTGGAAAAAAGACATAGCAAATGCCGAGAAGAAGGGTAAGCCCAAACCTCCAGTGTCGGACTACATTGCTACGTGCTTCATAATGATAGCCGAGCATTTGGCGCAAAGACCAAATTTCATAAACTATCCATTCAAAGAGGACATGATAGGCGACGGTATTGAAAATTGCATATCATATGCTCATAATTTTGATCCTCAGAAATCGCAAAACCCATTCTCATATTTTACTCAAATAATATATTACGCATTTTTACGTAGAATAGAACGAGAGAAAAAGCAATCGTACATAAAGTACAAATGCATTCAAATGAACGATGTCGATGGAAAGTTTGTAGATTGGCTAAAGGAAAATCAAGGATCTTCTACCTTTTCAGAATTTCTACAGAATACATTTTTTCTATCTGAGAACGATATAGAAAAGATGGAAAAAAAGGAGAAGGCCAAGAAAAAGCGAGGAAAAAAACCTAAGAGGGCAACGTGAAGATTGCAATTATTAGCGATACACATTTTGGTGCTAGAAACGATTCTCCGATATTTCTAAATTATTCTTTGGAATATTTCGAGAATACTTTCTTTCCGTATCTACAAGAAAATAATATTCAGCATGTTATTCATCTTGGTGATCTATTTGACAGAAGAAAATACATCAACTTCAACACGCTATCAAGTGTTAGAACAAAATTCATAGACAAGTTCCAGGAACTAAACATCAAGTTGCATATAATTCTTGGAAATCATGATGTCTATTATAAAAATACAAATTACATAAATTCTGTAAAGGAATTATTCAGTAAAGGTTACGATAGTATTAAAATCTATGAATCTCCGACTGAAGTTGTTTTCGATGGCATATGTCTTGGACTTGTTCCTTGGATCAACCCAGAAAACTTCGAGGAGTCAATTGATTTCATTCAAAACAATTCATGTTCTATTTTATGCGGACATCTGGAAATCAATGGATTTGAAGTCATGGCTGGAATACGGCATGAGGGTGGGGTAGAGAGATTTATATTCTCAAACTATGATAAGGTTCTATCAGGTCACTTTCATCTGAAACAAACTCACGGAAATATTCAATATCTTGGTACACAATACCAATTGTCTTTTGCCGATGTTGGTAGTAAGAAAGGATTTCATATCCTGGATACGAATACTCGCAATCTAGAATTCATCGAAAACAAGCATTCTTTATTCTATCTTTTGAAATATGATGATTCGGATTCTGCATTCGAAAAGACAGTCAAGAAGGTTAAATTCGATAAATATAAAAACTGCTTTATAAAGATCGTGGTATTGAATAAAAAGAATCAGAATCTATTCGATGAATTTGTTGGAAAGATAACCGATGTCGGCGTTCAGCAATTGCAGATAGTCGAGGACAATAGCATATCATCGAAACTAGACGATGCTGATGTCGATGTCAGTGAAGACACGATAACAATAATTTCCAAGGAAATTGATTCAATGGAAGGTATACAGGATAAGAATAAACTGAAGTTGATAATCAAGGATTTGTATATGGAAAGTCTTTCAATATGAACTCTGATAAAAAAACAGCAGATGAATTGCTCTTTGAGGAGCAAGAGCCAACTCCAATCTTTAGATCTATGGTAGCGGAAGGTATTTTATTAAATGATATTATTCAAAAAGATAAAGTTTAAGAATTTTGGATCGTTTGGAAATACATGGACGGAAATTCAACTTGATGCAAAGAACACCACTCTAGTGTGTGGTGCAAATGGTAGCGGAAAGTCATTTGCTCTTCTTGACAGCATAACCTTTGCATTGTTTGGCAAGCCGTTTAGAAAAATAAATCTGACACAGATAAACAATTCGATCAACAAGAAAAATTGCTTGGTTGAGTTGCTATTCACGATAGGAAAAGATGAATACAAGATAGTAAGAGGATTGAGTCCAAAGATCTTTGAGATTTATAAAAATGATAAGATTATAAATCAGGATGCCAAGAATCTAGATCAACAGGAACAGTTTGAGGAACAAATACTCAAGATGAATTTCAAGACTTTCACACAAGTCGTGATTCTTGGTAGTTCTTCTTTTATTCCATTCATGCAACTATCTGCTTCTGACAGAAGGGCTGTGATAGAAAATATTCTAGATATCAATATTTTTACAACGATGAATGTTGTTCTCAAGGGAAAAATATCTTTGACAAAGGAAAATATATCTGATATTAACAATAAGATCGAATTGCAGGAACAAAAGATTCAGTATCAGCAGAAAATAGTCGATGGATTGGCTATGCGGCTGAATAACGATGTCAAGAAAATAGTGGACGAGATAAAAATCCATGAAGATGAATTGTCTGGTTTACAGCAAGATATTGAACAGTTGAACGCCTCTAAGAAGGATTACGTTATGGATTTTGATATCTCGGATCATAGAAAGAAATCAAAATCGATCAGCAGTGAAATTTCCAATCTGACATTCAAAATGGATGATCTTGAGAAGGAAGTCAAGTTCTTTCAGAAGACTGATAAATGTCCAAAATGCAGGACTAAATTGACTGACAAAATCAAGGAAGAAAACATCGACAAGTTGCATGAACAAGTTAATTCTCTCGAAGAATCGTTGAAGAAGCTGATGGTCGATGAGACGGAAACAGAAAATCTGATTGAGCATTTTAATCAAACGATGAAAAAGATAGACAAGATAGATGAAAATATCAAGGAAAAATTATCATCGATCAGGGAAATAAAATCTTTAGTTTCATATAAGTCAACGCAACTGAATGAATCGAATAAAATCGAGAATGATCTGACACGAGAAAAGGCAACGCTCAAGGTGGAGAAAGATGGATTGGTTTCTCTGAAAAAGGAAAGAGAGGAGCTAAAGAAGGATTTTGACTATCTGAAGATGGCTGGAGATATCCTCAAGGATAATGGTGTCAAGATCAAGATAATCAAGCACTATCTTCCCGCGATGAACAAATTCATCAACAAGTATCTTCGAGCAATGGACTTTTTTGTTCAGTTCAACATCGATGAAGAATTCAATGAAGTTATCAAGAGCCGCCACCGAGATGAATTCAGTTATATGAATTTCAGTGAAGGGGAAAAGATGAGAATTGACTTGGCATTGCTTTTGGCTTGGAGAGAAATCGCCAAGATTAAAAATAGCGTGAATTGCAATTTGCTTATTCTTGATGAGATATTTGATTCGTCGCTTGATTCTGTTGGCACAGATGAAGTGTTGAAATTGCTCAATGCTCTTGGAAGCAAAACAAATGTATTTGTAATCAGCCATAAGGCGGATCAGATCATCGACAAATTTTCAAATACAATAACATTTGAAAAGAAAAATAATTTCAGTAGATTGACCCAAGCATAAATAGTGATATGGCTATAGTTCCAGACGAAATACGATATAGGGGAAATTATAGACAATATGATACTAGAGGATACGCTGTAGTGTATTCGGTAGGTGATGTGGTTGTTTATGATGGAAAACAATATGTTGCAATAGAAAACAATGTAAAATCTATCCCAACTAAAAAAGATTCTGGATGGAAAATCTATACAGGAAACTTTGAGGATTATTTTTATTCAGATGATGTGCCACTAAATGTAAATGTTGGTGATAGATGGATTGACAGAGTGAGTGGAAGAATGTATACTTACATAGAAGATAAAAATGGATTTCACTGGGTTGAATTTTAATGGACAAAAATAACAAGACTAAGGTAAATAATCCGCCGAGGCCAAGAGCGGATCGTGGTACTTACGACAAAGAGAAAAACTCCGAACGAAATCGTTGGAAGAAGAATTTGAAAAATTACATGTCATCCAGTGGAGATGAGGACGAGGACGATTTTGAAGAGTTTGAATGAAATGGATAATCTATATTATGACTACAACAATGACAAATATTACTTTGAGCAAGACTACTCTTGCAATTTTGAAGAACTTCTCTTCTCTCAATTCGAATATCCTGGTAAGCCCAGGAAATACGATCAAGACAATCACTCCTTCTATGACTGGAATGGCTGAGGCCACAGTCGAGGAGTCTTTTCCACTTGAATTTGGAATTTGGGATCTAAATAAGTTCCTTGGAGTTATCAGCCTCTTTCAGAACCCAAACTTCATCTTTGATGATAAGTTTGTTCGAATTGAAGGGCTAAATGGCACTGCCGTTAACTACTTCTATTCGAGTCCAAATCTGCTGACGACTCCAAAGAAGGAAGTCAAGATGCCTAAGATCTGTGCAGAGACAGAACTGTCACAAGACGCATTCTCCGAGTTGAGCAGGGCAAGTTCTATTCTACAGTTGCCAGATATCTGCTTTAGGTCGAAGAATGACTCTATCTATGCTATTGTCTGTGATCTAAAGGATCCAACTAGCAATAGCTGTGAGGTTGATCTCGAATCCAGTGCCAATGGAAAGGACTTTAGCTTCAACTTCAAGATGGATAATATTCGTTTGCTTGGAGGAAACTACAAGATTTCGTTCGCCAAGAACGTGGTTGCTACCTTCGAGAATCTGGATATCCCACTCAAGTATTGGTTTGCAATGGAGTCTACTTCGACTTATAATGGATGACTATGAAGACCAATCCCACTAACTTTCTCTGGGTTGAAAAGTATCGACCCCAGACAATCAACGAATGTATTCTGCCATCGTCCTTGAAGACAACCTTCAAGGACATGGTTGCTAAAGGAGAACCACAAAATCTTCTTCTTTCTGGTACAGCAGGAACTGGAAAGACCACTGTGGCAAAGGCATTGTGCAATGAATTTGGTGCTGATTATATCATTATCAATTGTTCAGAGGATGGAAATATTGATACTCTGAGAACAAAGATTCGGCAGTTTGCAAGCACCGTATCCTTTGATGGAGATAAGAAGAAGGTTGTAATTCTTGACGAGTTTGACTACAGCAATGCACAGAGCATTCAGCCAGCCCTTCGTGGTGCTATTGAGGAGTTTGCAAATAACTGTAGATTCATAATCACTTGCAACTACAAGTCTAGGATTATTGATCCGATTCATTCTCGTTGTACTTGCATCGATTTTACTATCGCTCAATCCGATAAGACGCAGATCTGCATGGATTTTCTTGATCGGTGTAAGTTCATTCTGAAGCAGGAGGGTATTCGGTATGATGTCAAGGTTCTATCCAAGTTAATCCTAAAGCACTTCCCAGACTTTAGGCGAATGCTTAATGAGTTGCAGAGGTATTCTGTCTCTGGTGTAATTGATGAAGGAATCCTGGTAAATGTTGCTGACGCAGAAATCAAGAGTCTAATTGGCTTTATGAAAGCAAAGGATTTTGCATCGGTTCGAAAGTGGGTTGCTGTCAATGTTCATATGTCCCACAATGATATTTTCAGGAAAATCTATGACTCTTTGATCGATACCATGACCAAGCCATCAATCCCAAATGCCATTGTGATCATCGGTGAATATCAGTATAAGTCTGCATTTGTTGCCGATCAGGAAATTAATATGGTGGCATTTTTGGTGGAACTGATGCTGACCTGTGAGTTTAATTAATGGAACTATCAGACTTTTTCAATTCAATCAATAAGACAAAGAAGAACATAATGACGGAGGAGACTTCGGAAAGACATTATGTTCCCTTTGTCATGAATAGATCCTTTTCTTACCACCAGGACTGTATTTTTCATGCCAATATGATGAATAGATACCCTGGTCTAGATAAGAAGATTCAGTACGTGTATTACCTAGAAACGCTTAAGAAGGCTTCCAGATATGCCAAGTGGCAGAAGCCCACGGAGACACGGGTGGAGTCTGTAATGGCTTACTACGGCTATTCCAGGCAAAGGGCTATGGAAGTCCTCCCGATCCTTACAGATAGCCAACTGGAAACCATACAAGAGCACCTTAATACTGGTGGAAAATCCTAAAAATATAAATATTTTATATTTTATGGAGAAATTATGCCAGAAGATGATGATATATTTGATGGTTTAGGGGTTGAAATAAAACTAAAAACAAAAGAAGACTTTTTGAAAGTGAAAGAAACGCTGACCCGAATTGGGGTTTCTTCTAAAAAAGAAAAGAAACTATTTCAATCATGTCATATCTTGCACAAGCGGGGTAGATATGCAATTATGCATTTTAAGGAAATGTTCATTCTCGATGGGCTAGATAGTGATATTTCTGAAGATGATTTGGCCAGAAGAAACACCATAGTTAAACTATTGGTAGAATGGGGTTTGGTCCAAGCGGTAGATCCAGAGGAGTATGAGGCTCCACAACTATCATTGGCTAGACTTAAGATC